ATTATCCATAGTAAGTGAACAGACCAAGACAAGACTTTCACAAGCTATGAATAACATAAAGCTAGACGATAAAGAGCAACCGACTGTTGCAGTTGTAGCAAGCGGAGGCTTCTCTCTAGTGAATTAGACTTGTCGAGGCATCGTAGATATGCGTGTAAGACCTCGACTTGCGACCCCACCAAAATAGAAAGAAGTAGGACCCAAACGGGCTGCGTGTGAGCTTACTTGCGACCCCACCCCACCCCGGATTTGTATATAGAGGGGTCCCAATCAGTCACGTATATGTTTGATTTACAAATAAATCAGTGCTAAATTCGTTTTCACTGCAAAAACGTAAAGGTGCAAAAAATTATAAAAAATTTTTTCAAATGCTAACCCCAGAACAAATAAACAATCTACCTCCTGATACTAGGAAAGAATATTTAAAAACAGCTTTGCTTCTAGACGAGAAGAAGAGAGAAAAAGATATAAGAGAAAACTTTTTGTCTTTTGTAAAATATATGTGGCCAGAATTTATAGAAGGCGATCACCATAAAATTATGGCTGAAAAATTTAATCGTGTTGCAAACGGTGAACTAAAACGAGTTATAATTAACATGGCACCTAGACATACAAAGTCTGAGTTTGCATCAAACTTTTTACCTGCATGGATGATCGGTAAACAACCTGATCTAAAAATAATCCAGGCCACGAACAACGCTGAACTAGCCGTGAGATTTGGCCGTAAAGCCAAGTCACTAATTGACACTGCAGAGTATCAACAAATATTTAACACAAGACTACGAGAAGACTCACAAGCCGCAGGTAAATGGGAGACGGAACAAGGTGGTGAATATTATGCAGCTGGTGTCGGAGGAAGTATCACGGGCCGTGGTGCGGATTTATTAATCATCGATGACCCACACTCGGAACAAGATGCAATGAACCCTGCATCGTTTGATCGTGTTTACGAATGGTATACATCAGGACCGCGACAACGTTTGCAACCTGGTGGTAGAATTATAGTTGTGATGACTAGATGGAATGTAGCTGACTTGACAGGAAAGTTAATAAAAGCACAAAAAGAACCAAAGGCAGACCAGTGGGAGGTAATTGAGTTTCCGGCAATCTTACCTTCGGGAAATCCAGTTTGGCCAGGATATTGGAAATTAGACGAATTAGAAGCTGTAAAAGCATCCGTAAGTATAACAAAATGGAATGCACAATACCAGCAAAATCCCACAGCCGAAGAAGGATCTATTATCAAAAGAGACTGGTGGAAGACGTGGGAGAAAGAAGAGCTGCCACCTTTGATGCATGTCATACAATCCTACGATACGGCATTCTTGAAAAAAGAAACAGCTGACTACAGCGCCATAACCACGTGGGGCGTATTCCAGACCGAGGACAGCGGACCGCAGTTAATTTTAGTCGATATGGTCAAAGACCGGTACGAGTTCCCCGAACTACGAAGAGTTGCCAAAGAACAGTACGATTACTGGAAACCCGAAACGGTGATCGTGGAAGCAAAGGCGTCAGGACTGCCATTAACCTACGAAATGCGCAAGTTAGGTATACCTGTTATTAACTTTACACCAAGCAAGGGAAATGATAAACATACTAGAGTAAACTCTGTAGCACCGTTATTTGAAGCGGGGCAGATCTGGGCACCAGATACAAAGTTTGCTGAAGAGGTTATAGAGGAGTGCGCTGCATTCCCACTTGGTGAACACGATGACTTAGTGGATAGCATGACTCAAGCCGTAATGCGATTTAGACAAGGTGGTTTCATAGATCATCCAGACGACTACGAAGATGAACCGTTACCACAGCAACGGAGGACATATTATTAATGGCGGCTAGAACAGCAATAGAATTGTTAAAAGCGCTCGCTACAAAAGTTGGTGGCAAAGAAGTCAAAAATGTTTTTAGACAAAACTTAGACGACACGTTTGGTAAAGACGAAGTCAAAGAAGGTATTCGCATCATCACACAACGAGAACAAAATCCTGAACTAGCAAAAATGTTTTACAAAGCGGATGAGAGTCTAGAAGACGATCTCGTTAATTTGTTAGAGACACGTTATATGGGTAGCGAACGATTAATGGCTCACCCATTTAGTTTCAATAGACGTGGACCGGGGGCCGCGGACCGTTACAAGCAAATTAATGACAGTGGCATGAGACTAACTGATCTACCAGGTGGACCAGCTGATAAAAATTTATATGCAAAACATTTTGGTGAAATGAAAGATACGACTGCTGGTGTTAGCGGCGAACGAGTTTACAAAAACACAAGACCTACAATACTTGATGAAGTTCCTGCAGAAAAAGTTGATGATGTTATTGAAGGCAAACTAGTAGAAGATAGTTTGTACGACACATCTATAGCAGACATACCTCTAATCAATAGAATGATGAAACAAACAGGTAAGACTGAAACAGAGATTAGAGAAGCGATTGTTGACATGGCTAACGAAGGTTACGAGTCTGGTAGTTCTAAATTAATGAGAATGAGTGACGACGATAGACTAAGAGCCTACATAAGCAACAAGCAAGCTGTGCCTAGAGAAACAGAAGAGTTTGTTGACGATATGTTTGAAAGATTAGATTACACAAAACCATTAGATACTGGAGATGAGATACTTGCTAACATGAAAAGAATGGAAGCAGAAGTTACAGCTATGAAAGAAATAGCAGAAGCAGAACAGATGCAGTATGGACAGGGCATGGATGCGTTTAGAAGAATGTTAGATGACGGTGAAGACCCAGGAGAGGCATTAGAGTTTTTGAAAAGTGTATTTAAGAGAACAAAACAAGCAAAAGGTGGCCGTGTTGGCATGGCGCTAGGCGGAGCGGCTAAAGGTATTATGGAAGCAATTAAACTTGCATCAAGAGGTATTAAACCATTTGGACAAAAACAAACTTACAAACAAAAAGTAACAAGCAAAGGTGTGAGCAAAGAACAGTTTGACGAAATATTTGAAAAACAACTTAACAGAGTTCCTGACGAAGTCGTTGACGAACCAACAGGCAGAGGTTTATACCAAAGTTTATTAGAAGCAGAGGCTGTAATAACAGGTCAAAAACTTGGATTACTTACACAAGCACAAAGAACAAAAATTGCAAAAGCTATGACAGAGAAAGTTTCTAAACAAATTTATGACAATCCTGTTTCTGGTTTAAGTAATGATTATTTTGAATACATGGATAATGCTATTGGAAGAATGGATGCTATACTTGAAATAGAAAAACTAGGTGGTGATCTAACACCAAAACCAATTTATGATGGCAAAGAAATAATTGCAGCTGGAATAGATTTTAGTCAATTAGATAAACTAGGGAAAAAGACAGATAATGTTATTCCATTTAAACCAAGAGAGAAAAAATTTAGTGGTGGTATAGCAGGTTTACTAAAAAGAATAATGTCACCAAGATTAGAAAAAGAAATGGTTAAGACAGGTCCTTTTCAAACAGGACACAGAGCTGACATTATAGGAGACATGGAGCAAATTAAAAACGTTTCAAGAAACCCAAAAACAGAACTTCCTGAAATGGATGCTTTGTATGACATGGTGCAAGACTCGCCTAGATACAACGAAGCCATGAGAGCTGCTATGATGAAACTTGTCGACTACGAAAGATTTAGAGCGATACTACTAGACGATAATGATAAATTACAAGCATTGGTAAAGGCTGAGCCTGAACTTGGAGAAAATTTAATAAGAAGATTATTTAAAAAAGGTGGATCTGAGCCACAATTTGCAGGAGGCGGTATTGTTAATACTCTTGCAGCTCCACAAACTACAGTAGCGCAACGAAATGCAATGACTAACGAAGACCTTTTTGCAAGAACGAATAGTCCTTATGTACAGCAAGCGGCACAGTCACCTTTGGCTCAAGCTTACTTTAGTAGCCCAGCGTTTCAACAAGCAATGCAAAAGCAACAAGATTTTCAAGCAAAACAAGACGAAGCTATGTCACAAAGAAGAATGGCGGAACTGGATGCCCAACAAGGACTAGCAGATACCTATTCTGGCATGGAAGACTTTCAGGGGGTAGGCATGCAGTTAGATCAACAAATAAATAATGTAGGAAGAGGATTGATGCAAGGGCAACAGCAGATAATGCAAGCTGTACAAGCAAACCCTAATCAATCACAAACTGGTCTTCAATCTCAAAACGTGTTAAACATAGGGGGCCTAGGAAATTTATTTGGACTAAGGAGTTAATATGGCAATAGACAAAAACATACCTGATCAAGGAATCGATGAAGCTAAACTAGAAAGAGAAGTGTTTAGCGAAGAGGTAGAACTAGAGGCACAAGAGCCAGAAGAAGCACCAAACGTAGAAATGTTTCAGGATGGTGGGGCTGTGGTTAATTTTGGCAACCCACAACAACCACAAGTACAGCAAGGTCACGGTGCTAATTTAGCAGAAAACTTAGACGAGGATATTCTTAATGATATTTCTGATGAGGTAGTAAAAAACTTTGAAGATTCCAGAGCATCTAGATCAGACTGGGAGCAAACTTATGTTAACGGACTTGATCTACTTGGTTTTAAATACGAGGATAGGACAGAACCTTTTCAAGGCAGTAGTGGTGCAACACACCCAGTTCTTGCCGAAGCTGTAACACAATTCCAAGCTCTCGCTTATAAAGAGTTAATGCCAGCAGGCGGCCCTGTAAGAACACAAATTATAGGGCTGGAAACACCCGACAAGGTAAAACAAGCACAGCGTGTCAAAGAGTTTATGAACTATCAGCTTATGATAAACATGAAAGAGTACGAACCTGAGTTTGATCAGATGCTTTTTAACCTACCTTTGTCAGGATCGACGTTTAAAAAAGTTTATTACGACGCAATTCTTGGTCGTTGTGTGTCAAAGTTCGTACCAGCAGAAGATTTATACGTCCCTTACACTTCTACATCGCTAGATGACACAGATTGCATCATTCACAAGGTCAAAATGACAAAAAATGACCTAATTCAGAACCAATTAGGCGGTTTATATCGAGATATTGACCTTGATGGCGATGAAAATTACGAAAATGACCAAATTACAGACAAAAAAGACGAATTATCGGGTGTAGACCCTAAAAATGACGATGTTTACACTATTTTGGAGGCTCATATAGACCTAGAAATTGAGGGTATGGAAGATATAGACCCTAAAACAAACGAGCCAACAGGCATAAAGTTTCCTTACATCGTAACTTTGGACGAAGGTTCAGGGAAAGTTCTTAGCATCACTAAAAACTGGGATCAACAAGACCAGTTGAAGAGACGCAAGGATTATTTCGTCCATTTTAAATTTCTACCAGGACTCGGGTTCTATGGATTTGGCTTAATTCACATGATCGGTGGTCTGTCACGAACTGCAACAGCAGCTTTGAGACAATTATTAGACGCCGGCACCTTGTCAAATTTACCAGCCGGATTCAAGATGCGAGGCATCCGCGTCAGAGACGAAGCTCAACCGTTGCAGCCGGGCGAGTTTCGTGACGTAGATGCACCTGGTGGAAGACTAGACGATGCATTTAAAATTTTACCGTTTAAAGGTCCAGACAACACATTATTACAACTTATGGGTGTAGTTGTTTCTGCAGGACAACGATTCGCGAGCATCGCTGACTTACAAGTTGGTGATGGAAATCAATCAGCGGCTGTTGGTACAACAGTTGCGCTCTTGGAACGTGGATCGCGGGTCATGTCTGCAATACACAAAAGAATTTATGCAGCTATGAAGAGTGAATTTGGTTTATTAGAAAAAGTTTTTACAACTTACTTACCTAAATTTTATCCTTACGACGTTGTAGGTGGACAAAACCAAATATACCAAGCAGACTTTGATCAGAAGATAGATATTATTCCTGTTGCTGATCCAAACATTTTTTCACAAACACAACGTATTGCTATTGCGCAAAGTGAGTTACAAATTGCAATGTCAAACCCACAACTGCACAATGTGTACCATGCATACAGACATTTGTACGAAGCGTTGGGCGTAAAAGATGTAGATTTAGTTTTACCGCCGCCACCAGTGCCACAAGCGATGGATCCTAGTACAGAAAACGTATTAGCGTTGAATGGTAAAAAGATACAAGCTTTTCCAAAACAAGATCACCAAGCTCACATGAAAGCGCACTTATTATTTATGGGCACAACTGTTTGTAGAAACAATCCGCAAGCATTAGGTATTTTACAGCAAAACTGTATGGAACATATTAACCTCATGTCACAAGAACAAGTTGAAATGGAATATGCAAAAGAGATTGCACAACTTAATCAGTTAAGACAGCAGATGCAACCTATCCTTATGCAGATGCAACAACAACCACAAATGCAACCACCACCACAAATACAACAGTTGCAACAAGTGGAGGCTGAAACAAAAATACAAATGGAGTCACGTAAAGCTGTATTAATTTCTGAATTTATGGAAGATTATTCTAAAGCAGAAAAAGAAACATTAAATCAAATTGAGAGCGATCCATTACTTAAACTCAAAGACAGAGAATTAGATATTAAAGCTAGACAAGAACAAGCTCGTAGAGAAGAGAACGAAGAAAAATTAAATCTCGAAAGAGCTAAAATGCTACAAGCTAAAAATACAGCAGAAGATAAGCTGGAACAAAACGACGAACACGCAAAACTAAGAGCAGCAGTATCTTTAGCGAAAGATGGCATAAAAGAAATGAAAGCTAACGTGGTAACAGGGGATAATTAATGAGTTTAGCAAATATCTTAGGAAAAGGAATAATGCCTAATTTTGGAATGAGAGGCGTTCAATCATCTCCTTTTACAAATGTGTCAAAAGACATGCTAAGTACAGCTGCAGCAGGCGAGGTAATGCGTCAACAAATTTCTGATAAGTATGATTCCGATCTTGATGCATTTTATGATGGCACAGCTTCATTAAAAGATATTTTTGGAACAAAAGAACCCTCTATTGAAGATCTAATTTCTGAAGAAGATGACATGGCTTTTGATGTTAATTTACCAATAAATGATGCGCCACTAACTTATTCAGATGCAGGATTAACAGAGGCTCCTTTAGGAACTGTGCCTGAAGAAGAGTACGGTATTAAAGAAGGGATTATTGATGCGGTGAGGTATGGTATGTTTCCATATCTTTCTGCTTTAACAGAACCAACAGTTCTAGCAGACGGAACTTTATACGGAGATGATTTTGAAAATGCGCCGCCTGAAGTTTTAGAAGCATTAAATTATGTAGATGATTACGCAGACGGCGGACGTGTTCATAAAGGCTTCGGTGGTACCATCATGAACAACCTTTCTAAGTTTGTCGTACCTAGCCAAGCACAACAGCCGATGCAACAAACATTTACGCCAAATAGACTTGTTTATGGGTATTCTCCTTTTATGGACGCACAACAAGGATTTGATTATTACACACAATTCCAAGCACCAACCTATCCAATTCAACAGGCAGTGCCAGTACCAAATGTTCCAGGGGAAGGAGAAGACAGAGGTTTTAGCAACATTACACTTCCAGTAGAGCCTGGTAACTCTTTTATAAATGAAAAGGAAGATTTTGGAACTTTGTCTGCCCCTGTAAAAGGTGGCGGTGAGAATCGTCCTCTTTCACGTTTTGAGGCAAACCCAACAACAATGGGTTTTAATGACCAAGGTAAAGTAGTTTACACTAACGTTAATCCGTACACGAAAAACGTTAAAGTAGGAGACGAAGTTCCTTTTGTAAGCCCGATAGCTTACGGACTAGGTTATCTTGCAGACAAAGCAACTAACTTTGTTGAAAAAACATTTGTACCTGAAAGTGTTAAAGCTTACTTTGGTAAGAAAAAAGTAGATGCTGCACCTATGACGCCAACAAAGCGACCGAATATTACTGCGTCTCCATCAGGACCTGTAACTCCGGGGCAATCAATGGCTATGGTTGGAAATACAAGTTTAGCTGGCATGAGCCAAGCACAAGCAAAACAAGCAATGGAACAAGGTTTCTCTACCGGATATGATGCAGGTCAAGTTGATCCAGGATTTTCAAAAGCATTACAAAATACTTCAAGCAAGAAGAGCACTAACCTTGGCACAGGTAAATATAGTGACGGAAACGTATCAGGATATACAGGGGGACCTCAATCTCCTCACAGCTCAATGAGCACTGCGAACAATAAAATAGGAAACGTTAAAGGCCAGCCGAAGGGAGGCTTTACAGCAAATCAAATATCAAAAGGTAAATTAGTTGGTTATGGATTTGATCCTAAGACAGGTAAATATAAAGGAGCTGTGCAAACCAAACATGGTCCTTTAGTAAGTGATCCTACTAAAAATAAAAAACTTCAAGCACTAAAAAATAAATTTGGTAAAAACAAAAATAACAAAGGTGGCAAAGGTGGAAACCAAGGCGGAAAACAAGGTCAATCTAGATGTTTTGTTAAAGGTACTATGGTTGAGATGGCTGACGGCACTACAAAAGAAATTACAACTATTACTCCTGGAATGGAAACAAGAGGTGGTACAGTTGAGTTTGTTCTACAAGGACTGCCAGTCGATATTTGGGATTACAAAGGAGTAAAAGTTTCTGGAACTCACTGGGTTGTGGAAGACAATCAATTAATTGCTGTTGAAGACAGTAAGCATGGAATTAAAACAGATATGTTTGAACCTGTTTATTCTATGAAAACATCTAAACAAAGAATGTGGATTAAAGGCATAGAGTTTGGTGACTTTGAATCAGGCACAGATGAAGATTGGGAGCCTTATTTTGAAAAAGTAAGACAAGACTTAAATAAAAAATTACATGAAAAAAGAAAAGAAAATCAGCAAAGTGATGAGAGAGTTTAAGTCTGGTAAACTTAAATCTGGTAAATCTAAGAAAAAAGTGGTAAATAAAAAGCAAGCCATAGCTATCGCTCTCAGCGAAGCAGGTGTAAACAAGAAGAGGAGACGCAAATGATCCAATCGGCAAAAGAATGGTTAATGGAAAAGTGGGACAACACATCCAAGAAAACCAAAATTATCGGCGGTGCAGTAATCATCGTAATTATCATCTTAGGAATAATCACATAATCAAATGATACTTGACGTAGTCAAACTAGCAATCGGCGCTGGCACTCACATAATGACAAATAGACAGAAGCGCAAAATGCTCGAGTCAGATGCTGCTATGTTGCATGCACAAAAAATGGCAAACGGCGAAGTTGAGTATCAACAAACTGTAAGAC